TCTTACAACAACATCATAAGAAGTTGGATTTAATGTTACTTGTCCATCACTACCAAAATATCTACTTTCCGACTTTTGTTCGGAAACATCTCTTCTTCTATAACGTATTTCGTTTCTTGTCTCATACGTTGTAGTTGTCGTTGAAACATCAACAGTTCCATATGTGGTTATGGTAGAACTATCTTGAGTTAATGGAACACCATTCCAATACCATTGATAAGATAAATCATTTGCAAATGAATTATCTGTTAATCCTGCATTTACAGTAAAAGTAGCATTTTGATTTGTTGCAACAGTTCTATTTGATGGTTGAGCAACGATTTCAGTTAAAGGATAAACAGTAAGAGTTCCGACACCAGAACTAAATGGTTCATTCAATGCATTTCCAGTTGACCTTGCAGTTCCTGCTGTAACTGGAGAAGATGATTGATATGCAGATGGAATGTAATCTGCAGTTAAATAGAACTGTCTTTGATTATCTGTTGGAGTTACAAGTCTTGATAAAGTAAGAGTTGATGTTGCTGTTCCAGTTATATACTGACTATCAGACAAAGCACCAACACCAACCTCATACCAACGATATGTAATAATACCAGTGTTTGAAGCTTGGTTTGTTGGTGCATCAGGAGATCCTGTGCTTACACCAGTTGGGAATGAAGCAGTTGCAATTCCAGTGAAGGTCGCAATTCCACTCCCAGTTCCAGAAGCTACACCAGTTGATGCTACACCAACTGGATTCGTGGTAAATGAAAGAATAGGACCGTTGAGATCTAACGTTGTCTGTTTATTCAGCATTTTACTTAACCTCAGTTAGCAAAGTTTTGACCAACAACAACTCCATATATTCCTACACTTGTGATATTATTACCATCAAATACTTTAAAGGTATAGATGTCAGATCTACTTGCAGTTGGTGTTACGATTGGAAGAACACCACCACCTGGCCAGTATACTGGGATTGTAACTCCACCAGATGTCTTGAAGGTATCAATTCCAACTGTGCGGCTACCAGTTCCATCTTGATCAATTCTGATTGTAAATTCAGTAGATCCTGATGGAGCATTCGTTAATGTGAATTGGTTGATATTTGCTGTAGCAGTGCAGATAAATGTCTGTGCTTTAGAAAGATCAACAGTTACAACATTAGAAGATGGTGTTACATACTCTACATTCTCAGAATAAGTCTTAAATCTTGCGTGACCTTCAACATCTAACTTGGCTCTTGGAGATGATGTTCCAATACCAACACTTGTTCCACTTACAAAAAGGGTTGTGAGTGCAGTTCCAACGTGAATTGTGGATGATGTAATGATACCAGTAGTAATTCTACCAGTTGATGAATTTTGGAGATCAAATCCAGATGCAGTAATAATACCAGTTACATTAACATTATTTGCAGTGATAAGACCTACAAACTTAGCAACACTATGAACATAAAGTGATGTTGTTATTCCAGGATATCCAACTTCAAGGTTGTAACTTGGTAATGAAGTTCCAATACCAACATTATTAAGATCGGTATTATAAATTCCACCTGAGATGTTAGTCCATCCAGTATTTGATACATTAATATTTGTAAGAGCAGATCCATCACCAGAGAAGTAAGATGCAGTTACCGTTCCAACAATATTTGTATTTCCAATAATATTCAATGCATATCCATTTCCTGTTGTTCCAATACCAACTTCTCCATTACTAATAGAGAATTGAGTAGAACCAGATCCAACAAGTAATTGGAGAGAACCTGGAGAAGTAGTGGCAATACCAACCTGATCAAAAATACCGATATTTAAATCTTTAGAAAGACTTATGTTTCCAAATCTCTTCCAGTCATTTTGTAGAGTATATACCCAACCAACATATCCACCCTCATCTGGGTTAGCATAGTAAACCATATCACCTGGGTTACCAGCAAGTGATGGAGTTGCAATACCTACGGTATACTTTCTTGAAACCGTTGCATCACCCTGTAAGAAGAGACTATTTGCTTCCAGACCTCTTGTTGAGTTAACAGTCAGTTTGCTATTAACAATAACAGGACCATTAAACTCTGAAGTTGCTTTACCATCTTCACCACCCTCAACACGGATAGATCTAGCAAAAGTACCTTCAAGTGGGTTAACAACGTTGATATTTGGAAGAACACCAATATCTTCACCTGTAATTGTTTGAACAGGAGTGTCAAAAATTTCTTCAATACCAGTGATGGTGCTTAACTTCTTATTACCAGAGTATGAAATACCTCTGTCATTCATACCAGTGTAGAAGTTAATTCCACCCTCTCTCTTAGTTGATTGAGCCAGAAGTTCTTCTTGTGGAGTAATAATACGATTTTGTCTATCTGGTAATGCAGTTGAATAATTACCAGGACCAAAACCAACATACTCAAATGTATGACCAGATGCTCTGTTAATAGAGTGTCTTCTCAGTTCTGTTGGATTTATGAAGATCTTTCTTGCAGTTCCATTAATGTAATGAAGTGCTGGTTTTGTTCCAAGAACTCCACGGAAAACATAAATTGGATTAGTTCCTGTTACGGTTGTCTTAACTCTGACAATTTCATCATCAATTAACAGATAATCTCCAACGTTTATGTTGAGATTATTGAGACTTGTAAGATTTACTTCATCAGTGGTTACATTTGGAATATCAGCAGAAAGCGTGGTGGTAATACCTGCATAGGTAGGAATCATTCTACCACCAAGATTTTCATTATTCTCGGTGATCACACCATCATTAGATGTATAACCCAGGCGATAAACAAATGTAGTTCCTGCACCAGTAGTTGGAACAGGAGCAGATGTTCCTGCACCCAGATTAACTGAGAATCTATATGTTGGAGAAGATGTTAATACATCAAGAACCTCAGTAACAACAAAATCACCAGTATAAGTACTCTCATTAAATCCAACCAATTTAACTTTCTGATCAACTCTCAGACCATGACTATTCTGAGTTGTAATTGTAGCAATTCCACTTCCATTATCATATGCAAGTGAATTGATTCTGATTGCTTCACCAGTCAGATACATAAACGCATCAGCAGTCAGAGTTACACCTACTCCAGTTACTGTGTTAAAACCAGCAACACTTGCAACTGATTCTACATTGATAGAAGTTGCAGCACCTACGTTGACTCCAGTGATTCTATAAAGTTGATTATATCCAGCATATCCCTCAGAGGACACACCAACAACTCTTAAAGTATCACCAACATTATTATAAATTGCATCAACAGTAACAAAACCTTCAGTAAATGTTCCAGATCCAGTAGTTGGAATGCCAACAAAACTTAGAGTATTTCCAATTCCGTATGCAGATCCACCATCCATAATTCTTATAGATGCTGCATCAATAGCATTACTGGAAACAGTAACCTTTGCAGTTGCGAACTTACCAGTAGTAGATGCAGCAGCACCTACCAACTTAATATTATAATATGTTCCGTCACTATATCCAGCACCTACATTTGTGACGCTTGCTCTTGTAATACGATTCAATCCGTGATCAATAGATGTGGTGATCGTATGTGCTGTGCCAGTTTGTGATATAATATTATTAATACCAACACCAATATCAGTATCATGTACAAACTTAGTTAAAGTCTCTTTCGTAATACTATTTCTTACATCATTGACAACAACATCGCCAATCAGGGAAGAAAGTGCAAAAGACTTTGTTTCGTCTGGATCTGAATCTGGATTATCTCTGTTTGTTTGTGGATAAAGTTCTTTAACTGGTTGTGAATATTTTTCTGCAGTAAATGGAGCAACTGTTGGTGCATTGGAAGCATTCAATACAGTCAGATAGTAAATACCATCTTGTTCACCACTTACATATCTTTGTGCTTCTTGGTTTCTGTAAATATAGTATGAATTATTATAGGTTTTTCTTCTGAAATAAGGTAAAGATGTATTTCTTGCTGAAATATCATTCGTAAATGTTCCTGGATTAGTTGTTAATCCAACAGCAAAGTGTTTTGCACTACTGATTCCGGTAACATAATACTTTCTATTAAATGCTGATCCAGCAACACCTGTAGTATTAAGAGTGCTGGTTACATTTACAAGTTCTACCTCGGATCCAACAATCAGGTTGTGTGGAAGTTCTGTAGTTACATTAACTGTTGATGATCCATCCCAAGATGCATTAGCAATGAATCTGAAGTTTCTTTGTTCATTTGCATTAGACAGAGATCCACTGCCAAAATAGGTTTGAATTTCTCCATCAGTAGAACCAATAGATGTATTGGACTCTTGAAGAATAAATCCATCACTTGGTGGTCTTGCTAGTCCGTCCCTAATATTCTTAGGAACAACGTATCTTAAACGATATAACGTATCATTTGCGTTTCTATTGTCAGACTTTCTTCTTATGAACGTTCTTGGAGTTGCATCCCCAAGTGCAGTAGAACCAAGTCCAACAATTGTTGAGTAAATTGAGTTCTCAGTTGATGCTGCAGATACATTGATAAACCATTGTGAGTTTGTAGTATCATACTGAATTGGGTGTCCAATATCACCCGAATTCTTATCAGATACTCTACTTACAATCTTTAAGAGACCACCTTTTTCGTTGATTGCAAGTGCAGTGTCGGAAGTTGTTCCATTCAGTGCATCATTTAATGTTTTAGCAAGTTTAATATCAGTGTTAGTAGCGATACCAGATCCAGAGGTAATTGCATAGTAAACATTATTTGCAATCAAACCATCTGGCAGTTGTCCATTATCACTAATTACACGAACAGATTCTCCATTGATGAATGTATGTGCTTGCGTAAGAGTAATAATTTTTGCACCATTTCCATAAGTGGATCCAATACTATTAATACCAGTTGGACTCTGATTTACGGTAAATGTTTTTTCAGAACTGGAATTTGAATTTTCCATTACAATACGAGCACTATACTCGGTAACGGATCCAGCAGAAGAAACAAGAACTTTCAGACTGTCATCCTCTTTTGCACCAACTCTATATCCTTCAATAACATTCTCAGGTGGAACATCTACGTTTGTTTCACCGTAGAGGAAAAGATGTGCTGTTGATGCAACACCTACAGTCTTATTAACATCAATTGCACTGAATTCAATAGAAGTTTCAGTTAAAGGAATTTCTTTTGGTGGAATAATGTGCGTAATGTATCCAGTGTCATCTTGAGGGAATGCATCTTTTCTAAATCCAGCAGCAATCAGTGCTTTTGCACCAAAGTTGGAGTTAGAGTTGGTGATTGACATATCACCACCGTTTTCGGCAGCAAAATGTTCAGCATATCCAATTGCAAAAACTGAAACGCACTGAATAAAGGAATTATTTGTTGACTTAATATGGAAGTTTCTATATGTTGGTTTAAATACTGCTCTTGAATCATTACTAAGAGTAGCGTTAGACAATGCAACACTATCATTGTAAGTTCCAGTTGCTGTACTATATTTTACGAAAGCATTATCGTCTTTTTGAAGACCAATACCCGTGAATTGTGCAACAACCATGGATTTAAATCCTGTTGCCTTGTCACCATCAGCAAGCAAACCACACATACCATAAACAGATCTCAGAGAGATATTGAAAATGTATGGTGATGCAGAGGTTACTGTATCAGACTGAAGTGAGAGAACAGATCCAGTAACAGTAGGAAGTGCATTTGTTGGAACATTTTGCACTTGATAGATAATTTGCGTTGAACTTAACTTTTCTGCAACTACAAATTGACCATTATATATGGATGGGTCTGCGGTAATTCCTTGTATACGGAAAGGAGTGTCTACATCCAATCCATCAACTGCAGATGTAGTTGTGACGGTGATATTGGTGGTAGGAGTTACACCATCACCTGATTTAATACTGGTAATTCCTATGGATGCACCAGTTGAACCAACGATACGGAATTCATCAATTTTTGGTTGAATATCCAGACCAGAACTTGGATAATCTGGTTCAATTGCACGACCAGATGATTGTCCATAAACAAGACCAACTTTTTCATAATACATATCCAAGTCTGTGCGACTTGTTGAAAATGTTTGAAAATCATCATTAATATTAACACCATTTACACCATCAGCATACTCAAAACAAGAGAGTTTATGATGAGAGAAGTTCGGAACAAATGTGTTTGAAGTATAATCAACGTAGCAGACTCCGTTTGGATCAGCATCAAACAGAGAGAATTGCCACAAGTAACAAGTTCCCGTTACTCTAAAGATTGCAGATCTTTCAATGTTATCATTTGTTGGACTAGGAACATATTTTGGTCTGATCTTGGTTTTACGTAAATCAAGACCAACAATTGAAGTTCCTCTAGGAAGAATTACACCACCGTGAACACTATTCAACTTGTAAAGTTCATTGTCTGGTGATGTTAAATCAAAATTGGTGTTTAAATCATATGGAGGAAGATTATTTGATGTTGATCCATTACGAAGTCTATAGTTATTTGCTCCATCAGGAATCCATCCAGGACGGTTATCAACAATATGATCACCTGGATATAAAAGAATGGTTGTCTTACTAAATCTGTCGTTATTCAATCCTCTCTGATAGGAAAATCTTGCCGCTTCAATCAGAGCACGTTGAATAGTTTTAAATGGGCGTGTAAGTGAGTTACCTTGATTTTCAATACTATCAGTCGCATCCAAACTGTTTGGATCAACATAAAGAATAGTACCACGCGAAGACTTCAGAAAATTATCTAATCTGGAAAGACCCATCTTATTAATGCTTATAGTTCCGTTATGGATTATTTATCCATAAAAAAACCTCCCCGAAGAGAGGTTTAAGGAAGCACAACGACTTCGTTCACACGGAAGGAACTTATATTCTACCATACTTTTCTTCTTTCCACAAGAGTCTATCTTTTAGTTCCTTTTGAAAAACCATAAGATAGCGATGTTTACGAGAGCGATCCCTCCACTCACCATCAACACCCCTAGTGCTACCTCTAGAATGTTTGGTTCCGTCAGCATAATAGAAATCCTTTTTAGGGTCTGTTAAACCGTAGTATTGAAAATTGCAAGCTCTGTATATAGTTCCAGTGTGGTGATGAGAGTCAGCGTAACTAAGAATAGCACGAACTGTGGCATCTTTCCTAAACCTCCTGATACAACGACTAACGAACCAAGATGTAATGTTATACTCTTCTTTTTGCAAGTCTGGATGAATACAAAGTCTTGAGAGTTCGTATATACCCTCTTGTTGATTTCTCTCTAGACCAAATGCACCTACTGCAATTTCTGGAACTGGGAGACCAGTAAAAACGCAAGCACCAAGGCAGCTGCCAATCCTAAGGATATCTGTGAAAGATCTACGGTAAAGTCCATAATTGAAACCAGATTTAAAGTCCTTGGATTCGTCTTTAAGATAATGATAGGTATACAGAAGTTCTTTGATGTCTTCCTTACCTACCCTATCTATGTAAAAATCTGATTTCATTTAGGTATTTTTACTCACTTTGTTTGCATTCTAACATATATTCTACAGTATTAGCTACATCATTCATTGCATCACGAAGAAATGGTTGTTGACCAGATTCTTGTTTACAAATAGGACGACTATTGTCTACTAGTGTCCAACGCCATTGTTGCATTTCAGAGCAATACCAGAGATTAATTCTCATGTTTGAAATACTCCAGTTTGATCCAATTGAGGAGTGTATTGTAGGAATAAATTGCTGCTTCGTTGCAGTTATTTCTTTCCATGTCATAAACATAATACTCAAGTGCTTCAATGACCATCTGGCGGTCTTTTTGTGAAATAAGTGACATTTGGAGTTATATAAACTCAGAGCCCCTGACCCGACTTGAACGGGTGACCTACGGTTTACAAAACCGTTGCTCTATCCAGCTGAGCTACAAGGGCATTTAATCAACAGGTAACATTTCTGGATTTTCTAATTCCAGTTCAAACATCAAAGGATGACATAATTCATCAATTAAGTAGAATGAGGCTTTATACAAATTCTCTGGTTCCCATCTTTTCTCACAATCTGCGATTTCAATTAAATCTAGATCATAAAGACCATCATCAGGCAATTCATCAAATGTAAATGGAACATTCTGTATGAAATACATAAGGACGATTTGCTTACCCTTATTATACCACACATATCGGGTGTCTATACGATATTTCATCGCTTTACTCCACCTATGAAGGTATTTAGGGTAATAGGACGAGGGGGACTTGAACCCCCACGGGATTGCTCCCAGCAGATTTTAAGTCTGATGTGTCTACCACTTCCACCACCGTCCCATAAAAACCTACTCGGGTTTGTAGGTAGATGGATTATACTTCAGATACTCCCAAAAAGTCAACTTCATTTCTTTTTGTGTCATACCACAGTGCTTTGCTGCTTGAGGGAGATTCCACTTTGCAGTAAAAAGTGCTTCGTTTGATTCTTGAACATTCTGAGGAGTGGTTTTAACAGGATGTTCATAAAGTGCTGATTTATTAATCTTCAGAAGACCCATTTTAAAAAAAGTATCGTGTGTAAAAATTTACCGGGATTTTTTTCCATCAAAAATGGAATTAAAGGTTGATTTTCCCTCAGAGAGGACTTGCATACGTCAGCACGTCTTCGTCACAAGTAGCACGGACGAACTCAAGCACATTCATAAACTGATCAACAGTTTCACAGGTTACGGTTTTCTCATCACCCTCACTAGAGTAAAGATAAACGGTGCGCTTCACGGGATCCACGACACAACGGGTCAGGAATTCATCTTGCATCGGGTTGCTTTGTTGATTACCCTCTTATTATAGGGGGTGATGGGGTCCTTTGTCAAGAGAGACTTCCAACTAAGTTTCCATCAATGTTTGCGACCCAAACAACTGCTGTCCCGTTACGAGTTGGTGATCCACCTTGAGTGTCAATATTAAACTCTGTAACAGAACGAGATCCAGATCTTGATAGATAAACAGCAGTATATCCAGAAGTTGTTTCACTTGCAGTAATAGAGATTTGTGGGGCACTAACAGTACTATTATTTTTTATGTACAAATATACATATTTTCCATCAGTAAGATTTGATATTTGGAAAGTTGTGCTGGCAGAAAAAACTGCACTATGATGATATAACTGTGTAGTGGAAGCATCTACAGTATTCGTAGCAGAAGTACTTGTACTGCTTAAAGTTCCAGTAGAAGTATAAGTCGTAGATGTTGTGAATCCAGAAACATAAAGATTATTTCCAATTGACGTAGCGCCACCAATAGTAGTAATACCACCAAGAGTAGTAACACCAACGACATTCAATTGAGTTGTTGAAGTTCCTGTTCCAGTAACCATTAATTGGTAGTCTTGTCCGACTCCAATTCCAACAGATGTTCCAATTCCAACCAAATATCTATCTGTAACATAAATTCCAACGCTATCCTCAGTTGCACGCCAGAAACCAACCGTGTTTTCAACTGGTATAACACCATGATTATATCTTTCATCAACTAAAAGATCATACGTTGTTTGTCCTACAGAAATTCCTCCAGGATAGTCAATTCCATTAAGACGTGTGGTTGTAATTCCAGTATCAATAACATATAAGTACTGTGCCATTATTTTAACTCCTACTTGTTAATACTATAAATTGAATTATCACCAGGATAATCATCTGATGATTGTCCCTCATATTCAACGATTAATTTTTCACCGTCTGCTCTCTCTGCATGAACTAAAAAGAAACAGTCAATTTTAGATGCAGATCCAGATCTTATTTTTACTTTAGATCCCCACTCAATAGAATCAACAATCAAGTCTTGAGATGAACCTATCTGAGTAAGAGTGACTGTGATTGTTTCTGGATCAACTAACCCTTTCCAATAATCTGGAAGATTTATAATATTGGAATCGGTGAGTCTTCCACGATAGTAAACACCAGATTCTGGACCTTCTAAGCATACATGACGAAGCCTCCATCCTTCTTTAGTTGGATGAGGAATATCAAATGGTTTTCTTGATGTGAGAGTAATTCCACTAGCGGTGACTTGAGATGCGGTTACAGATCCAGAAATGACAATATTACCGGATCCAGTAATACCGGGTGAATTTATTTGAAGTCCATCAATTTGTGCAGTTGAGTGATAATAAGGAGTACATGCATCATCTGGGTAGGTGTTTTGGTCTGCATTTCCTTTGAAAATATATGAATACAGGGTGGATGCTGTTCCCCATGCTTGACCATCGGAACAGTCTTTGCCACCTGAACCAGGTACGAATTCATCAGCCATTTTTAAACCTCCCTTCTATCATAATGGTAACCAGAAACCGAATATTCATCATTGTTTCCTGGATAATCTGCTGGTGTTTCTCCTTCATATTCTGGAATTAATCTTTCACCATCTGCTCTTGTTGCATAGATGTGATAAAAGCAATCAATTGGCATACCACCATATGCTTGGAGATATACTTTCTCCTCATCAATTCTCTTTACGATTACATTTTGATGTGCTCCTACTGGAGTTAGATTAACAGTAATTGTTGTCCAATCAACAAGTTTCTTCCAATATGCAGGAAGAATAATCTCTTTCTTATTTGTTACTCTTCCACGGAAGTATACATCATTTGATGGACCTTCGGGGCAAGTATGACGGAGACGGTATCCTGGTTTAGTTGGGTGAGGAATATCAAAGTTCTTTTTAGCAGCAAGAACATGACCATAACAGTTTGAAATTACCTGACCTTGAACATATAAGTTTCCACCAACAACCAGATTATCATTGGTCTCAACCTTTCCAAGAAAAGCAGATGATCCTGTTACTGCAAGAGAAAATGGATTGCTTGGTGACCCATAGCATGTTGCTCCAGGAATAAAAGGTGTAGTAACATCAGGGTCACTATTTGTGAGTGGTGCGATGTTTAGAGTTCCAAAAGCAGTTGGAAATCTAGTTGGAGAACCAATTACAGCAGGTCCTTCAATAAAAGCAGATCCATTGATTTTGGTATCACCCTCTTTGATTGCAGGAACAATACCTGTTCCTACTTTAAGTTGTCCACCAACATTAACGTCATCCCATCCAGCAGTCATTTTAAATCTCCTTATACTTGATTATTTTGTTTTTGATAACGTTGTCCTCCGTTTTTGGAGTCTTTTTTAGCACACGCATCAGTTACACCTTGAATAATAGATCCATAAATTTTGAGTCTGCTATTAGAAGTAATTTCACCAAGACCTGAGGTTGCTAATTTGTAATTATTTTTAGCATTCATCAACAGTTTTTTTGAGTCAGTCTCAATATTTTCTGTTGCTTTTAGTCTAATATTACCTTTACTCCCCCCTTCACCGACAGCAATCAGTTCAATGTCAGTTCCTTGTAATCTTATCTTACCATTAGTTGCAACAATTAATATATTACCATTTTTTGCGTTCAACATCAAGCTGTCTTGCGCTTCTTCATTATCACTACCACATTCAACCTGGAAATTTCCTGGAGAAGTTGATGTTGTCCAACCCTTTCTTGGACCATCCTTGTCTAAGAAGAATGCATGTCTAGCGTCAGGTGTTTCTAAGTTAACTGCGGAAGTTACGTCAGCAGGTTGATGAATACGTCCAAAAGAAATAGATCCATGATCATTTCCCTGACGAGTTGCAGTATAGTTTTGTTTTGCTGTATCGTTAGGATTTGGATTATTTCCCGTAGTATCGGGTAATCTATCACCTTTTGTATTTCTAGAGGTTGGCATCTTGTTTTATCACTATAATACTATTTAAATGATTTCATCAGGAGTTCCTGGGATATTAAGTCTTGGATCATTGCTGCTAATATCTGTACCCTGTCTTTGAATTGCAGATGGACGGGTAACAACAACACCATCAATACTCTCCTGCAGAGTATCATAGACTTGAACAAGTTCTCCTGGAGTCTGGTAGAATCCAGCATAACGAACTCCATCACGATAGAATACTGCACCATAGTAAGGACGACCATCAACATATCCAGTCTGTTTGAGACCGACAAGATCTGTGACTTGAATGATGATCTCAGGATCAACGACGATTGGATCTCTTACAATCTCAAATTGAGGTCTAAATGTTGCATTTACTCCAGTGTCCGATGGAATTGTAATCTCTGGATATCTAGTAAATCCAAGACCAGGATTTAAAACTTTTACGTTAATAATTCTACCAAAAGTATCACATTCATAATCAAGAACAGCACCATTACTTGGAGATATTTGTATCTGATCTATACCACAACTATAATTTATTCCAGGATTCTCAACTTCAACACTTCTAAGACGAAGTGCTGCTGGATATCCAGGACCTTGAGTAACTGGGAAACCGTTTCCTGGATCATCTACGATCACTCTACAAACAACACCCTTTCCAGTTACTTTCTTTGGACATGGTGGTGGAATTAGAATTGCAGAAATACCAACAGGGTTTGTTGACCATGGCTGACTAACTCCCGTGGCAACATCTACAGGAACAGTTATCTGAGCAAATCCAACAGTTGGATTTTGTTCAAATCCAGTATCAGGTATACGAATATTTGATAATTCCAACTCAACTGTTTTCTTTCCTTTAGTTGCATTGAACGTAGTCTTTCTTCTACCTTCAAATACTTTTGACACACCAACTTTAACTCCATCAACCCTAATTATTAGTTCATCATCTGCTTCAGACTCAAGAGTATATTGACCATCAACTGGAAAATCAACGTTACTCCAACGGAAGATCCAAGTTTTACCTTGTATCTCCTCATTAGGAAATGCATTTACGTTTTGAAAAACTGGAGAAATAAAATCTCCCGCATAGTTTGCAATTGGTGTTGGACCTTCATAAACAACACCTTTAGCAGCAGGAGATTGATTGACAATTTCTGTAGATGTTGTTGTGGTTGTTGTCGCAGTTGTTTGATTTTCTGTAATTACTTTCTTATTCCATACTGCAATACCGAATCTAGATCCATGATACTTACCAAGAGTCAATCTAGTATTTGAATCCCATTCTATGTAATTGTTATTTGGATTAGTATCATTCCAATCTCCACCAGATCTAATTCTCTTACCTTTATAATAAGTTCCTTCGTAATATCTGTGGAATGATGCATTTTCAGGTATTGATGTTCCACCTCTCCCAGAAACTGGAGGAACATAAACATCATCAACTTTAACCCACTCTTCTCTGGTTGTCCCAACATTTCCTGTTGTCGTTATTGTTTGACTTTTTGGTGGGAACAACCAATCTTTTGTGCTAAAAACTTTCTTATCAATCTTTTCATAAGTATTTGTTTTTCCGTTCTCAACTTCAATCTCAATCTTATGTAATCCCTTGCTCAAGAAAATCTTCTTAGCTCTTGGATTATTTTCTCTCCAGTTGTATATGATTCCATCACTACCAATAGCAGCAATTCCGCTTCTTCTTTCACTACCACTACCACCCCTAGTGTTTTCTAGGGTTGTTGGTATATAGTTCGCTTGCATAATGGGTTTACCATCAATCAAGATTCTACCTGCATTATCTACAGTTGATTTGAATGCATAGAATCCATCATAAGGAATATCAACATTCCACTCATTTCTATAAACAATCCCACCACCATCTGATCCTGGTTTCGCAAGAGGTGGAATAGGAGAAATCGCATAGCGATTCATAAATCTACTCCAAGATGGCAATCCAGGAGCATTTTGAAACTTAACTGGCCACCATTTTTCTTTTCCACCAGGAAATCTAGTAGTCCAAATTGGATTGTTGGGACAACGACCTTCTTGCTGAGGAATAGGTTCTTGTGGAATAGGTGGCATAGGTGCATCAATTGTTAATGCAGCACCCATAGGATTATCATTCCAAGATCTTGCTGAAACTACCTGTTGCTCAGTAGCAGTTGTTTCAATATTAATCGCAAGAGCCATAGGATTACCACCAGAAAGCGGTCTTCCCTTAATTTGCTCCAGTTCAGCACGAATTCTATACTTTCCCGCTTTGAAGAATCTGGTTTCTAAACTCTTACCCGTGCTTCTACCAGGAGAACTATATCCAACCTTCCTAATAATAACTTCATCACCACCTTGATCTACTGATCTCAATCCATTTCCAATCTCTTTTGCTCCACCACCATCTCTATTTCCAATATAAAGAGTAATATTATCATCAACCATGATCTCAATATTATAATTTCCATCTTTAGGAAATTCAATGTATTCCCAACGAATAACATGCGTTCCGGAAAAATCATCTGACTGTGCTCTGTCAGAATTTGGATCAAAAGGGAGAATACCAAATTGATTTATGAATCCAGCATCTCTACCAGCTCTAGGATCAAGTCTCCAAAGTTTTCTGTCTGCTTTTCCAATATAATCAACCGTATTAAAAATAGTTTTTGGTTGTGATGGAGAATTTTGAACGATTGGAACATTGTAAAGGTCAACTCTGATGCGATGAACACCTGCTTTAACATTCTTCTTCGTAACCTTTGGTGTTTGATCTGCTCTAAATTGAGTTGTCTCTATTAGTTTTTCATTATCCAAATAGTATCTACCAATATTATCAGCTTGAGCACGAAAAACATATTCACCATCATAAGGGAAATTTTCTTCCCACTCTATAGTAAATTCTTGACCAGCAAAATCACTACCAGGGGCACTTGATGGAGGAACTGGTGAGATAGCATACTTATTCATGAAGCTATCGTCAATCTTTGCTGGTTTAGTGTAAGAAGCGTTATCTTTTAACTCATACTTTAAATCAAAATTACTTCTACCAGATCCTTTTCCAATCTGCTTAGAAGTGAATTTTCCTAAAGTTGCTTCTACTTGCAGATCATCATTATCATTTGAACTTTCTAAAAAGTCAGCAAATATTACGCTACCATTTATAACAACTTCTTTACCTGTTGGATTTTTTTCTTTAGCATCTTTTCCTAATGTCTTAACAATACCTTTTTCAGTTCCTCTTCCGCGAAAAGATCCTTCAGATGATACGTTATAAATTGTATTAATTTTAACTCTTTTGGTTACCTTTTGACCTGTCTCATCATTTCGGAAATCATCTGCTTTAATTTTGAACGTGTGAGACTTATCTGCTGATGTAAATTTAAGAGCAAGACCTTTATCTTGTCCACCAGATGTGAATACATTGAAGGTAACTTCTTTGAAGTCTTCACCTCTTTCTATACCATACTCTCCACCCCATCCAGGATGCTGAACATCATGTTTAATTCTTGTAGTTCTATTTCCAGATGTAACTCTTAACGGATTTTCTTTTCTAGTGGTCCACCAAGGAGTGCTTAGTTGTTGTAAGAAGTCTTGATATTTTTGAATTTCTCTTGCGATTGGATCTTTAGAGAGATTTGCATATAAACTTGGATTCCAAGATCCTATTGGTTTCCCTTCAGCATCATATCGTATACCATATCCATCATCTACAGGATCACAAATCTGATATTCTTCAAAGTCATCTTCTTGATCAAAGACTTCAAAGGTATCAACAAATTTGCAATCAGAATAATCAGGATCTCCTACAAGAACAGCACGAGTAACAGCACCAACTCCCAATCCAGTTTCATCTTTGACTTCAACTAAAGGTGGACATTGATACCCAAATCCACCAGAAATCATATCAATTGCAAGTAGAGAACCATCTCTACCGAAAACAGGATTTCCTGCAGCACCAACTCCACCACATCCGGAAAAAATTACAGACGGAGGATCTGCTTGACCTTCTACTTCAACACCCCTACAAGTATCAGCAGATGAAGCAAGGTCTTTAGGAGTTAATTGATTGACCTCATTAATGTTTAAATATCTAATTCCATCTCTTGTCTCAAAAACAAATGTTGTTCCTGGATTTTTTCTAGCATATTCGTTTGCATCACAAATTGATACACCAGTTACATATCCCAAAGTTGGATCAACGTAACCTACAGTTATATCTGAGTTTCTAGGAAAGTCAAAAATGTTAAATGACATGCTATTATATTTTTTCTGTCTTGCTTGCCATAATCATATTTATTAGTAAAGAGTTAACGCACTTTCTTGAGAAGCTGCTGCTCTAGTCTCTGCATTAGATTCTCCAACTTTTAAGTCTTGAGTGTTTTTCGTAGGTCCAGCATAAGGAACCGCCGCTGGTGCAGTTGCATCTGTTGGTTTAGCAGCAGCATCAGCAACACCTTTAGTGCTTGGTTGATCTTTAGTTGGAGCCGATGAACCACCACGAGAGAAAGTATAGAAATCCGAAACCGCAACGTTTGGTTTTAATTCACATCCAAAAACGTTTAACTTAAGATTTTCAAAAGCAAAAGCAGCAGTGAGTGCTCCACTGATACCACCAATTAAAGAAGTGATATCAGATAATGCACCACTTACACCAGCAAGTTGTCCTTGAATATCATCTAAGAATGCATTCAAATTATCCAGAATAGCATTATTAGCATCATCAATTTGTCCTTTACTTGCTGCGATTGCTTGTCCAACAAAATCCTCAGCAACACAAACAGGTACTTTAGGAACTGTTATTCTATCATCAAACTGTCTTGCTCTTGCAGCCGCTTCAAGTTCTTTTGGTTTGAGAGCTTTATCTAAGAGACCTTGAATTAATCCGCAAAGACCATTCGTAATTTTGTTGTAAAGACATAGGATTAATTCCATTAATACCTCTTTAATGTCAGCAAACATTTGTCTCATGCTTGATGGCATCGCAGATACAACTTTGGTAAGTTCCTTATTCAATAATTTCAAAACATATTCCATAATCTTATCAAAAAGTATTTTCATATATTTTGCAATTATACATGCAGCATCAGCAATAACTTTTTGAATACTAGAAATAGTATTTGATACTGCATCAACATAACTATTGATTGACTTCAAATACTTTTCAATCTTTTTTGTAACGTTTTCAATTTCAGTTTGAATACCTTTGATAGCAGATTCAGTAATATTATCTGGTTTGAGAAGAGAAATCTTCTCTTGCATTTTATCTTCACGTTTTACATCACTTGCACTTTGCTGATGAACTGCGTCTGGATTTTCTTTTGTTGCTCCAGGTTGAGATGGTGCGTCTTTGGAGTTTGCTCTCTGCTTATCACCTTTAATCAGATCTGCAACTGCTTGCTGAGCCGCTGCTTCAACCTGTTCTGGAGGTAGTCCCTGATCTCTTGCAGTCTGTCTTGCTTGCTGTGCAACATTTAGCTGCTCTCTTGTGAGAGGAATATCTGGTCTCAATCCAAACTGATTCAGTTTAACTCCTGGAGGAGGAGTAGCAGTTTGTTGAGATATTAACTGAGATTTTGGTTTGGTTGTTACAAGACCTTCATCAGGAACTTGTTCTTTAGCACTTCCTGTCTTTGGATCTTTACCTTGAGCATATCCACTTGTTGCAGCAAAGTTAGAATCATTAACTCCAGTCTTTGTCTTGAGTGCGGTTTGTGCATTATTACCAAGCACTCCCATGATGACAGGAACTTGCTGATCCTGTCCATCAAGAAAGAATCCAAAAACAAAATTACCTTGTCTTAGATTTGCTGTTGCTCCTGCATTTGTTTGACCACCACCAGCGGTGATGGGATACATTACCTGAGCCCATGGAAGTTGATCTGATGGGATAGTCTCCTCTTCCTTATCATGGAGACCAATAATTCTTACCTTATATCTTCTTCCC